TAGCTTTCAAACTTGACCAGTTTATAAAACTTGATAAGTCATCTGTGCTGACAGCTTGAGTACCATAATTAGTAGCTGTCCAATTATTTCCATCACTATCTTTATTAGTGTCGTCTGTTGCAGTAAGTCTCCAATGCACATTATAAACCACATTTGATTTACCGCCTTTTGTTGGGTATGTATCACAAGTTTTACAGTCCCATTCATAAGATATTGCCATATTTATTCTCCTTTTAAAGTTTTAATTTCAGATTGTAAGGCATCAATTTGTTCTTGTTGTTCTTGTATAGCTTTTACTAATAATGGTACAAGTTTGCTTTGGTCTATACCTTGATATTCAGGATTACCTTCACCATCAACTGCATCTTTTTCACCTTTTATAGCTTCAGGAACTATACTTGATACTTCATGTGCTAAGAAACCATCATAAGTTGTATCAGCATCAGATATAAAATTAAATCTTTTAGGTTGTAATTGACCAACTCTAGTAAGAGCATCAGTCAACTCTACAACATTTTCTTTAAGTCTATAATCTGAAGAAGTGTTATAAGCTGTTGTTGTTCCTGAACATGATATTGAACCACACCCTGCTTGGTCGTTTGTAAAACTAATTAAATCACCATCAGTTCCTTTTCTATTTATAGATACAGGAGTAACACTTTGTGTAGTGAAAATTGATGAATTTGTTGAAGTTAATACAACTCCAATATTATCATTATCATAAGTAGTTTTTCCTATTGCTACGACGCCACCACTCAAAATACGCATTCTTTCTGTGGTATTGGTAATGAACTGCATACTATTACTAGAATGATTATAAGTAATATTACCTATATCAGAATCATCTTTATCACCAAAATTAATAGCACTCTCAGATGCAGTACCAGCAATAATACCAATATGACAACCTTGTGATGAGTTAAAGTTTCTTTGTGCAATAATCACTTCACCATCTGGGAAAGAAGGTGTGCCTTCTGTAGCATCATGTACTACATGTAAACAACTTGTGGAGCCTCCAGGTGAGGTTGTGCCGATTCCCACGGAGCCGTCTGAGGTTATGCGGGCATGTTCTGTACCAGCAGTTTGAAAAGCATGATATGGATTTGCACCACTTTCTGTATCTTGTGCATTAAATATTACACCAGCATCTTGTTGACCACCACTAGCAGCAGTTTGTATTGATAAACCTCTGTTTGCATTAGTGTTACCAGTTATAATTACTTGTTCTGAATTTGCCGAGCCATTTATATGTAGTGGTGCATCAGGACTAGTCGTTCCAATTCCAACCTTATTATTAAAATAAGCACTACCAGCATCAGACATATCAAGAGTAAGGGCGGTAATTTCTGAACCATCATCATTACCTCGTATAAAAAAATCTGCATTTGAAACTAAACTTTTTATTTCAAGGTCTGTTCCCGCCATATCAATTTGACCAACATTTGTTCCAGCAGATGTAAAAAATATTTGTTGACCTGCTGCATCAAGAACAATATCTCCACCAACATCTAGTGTTAAATCAGCACCATCAGAAATAGTAGAGCCATCTATAGTAATATCATCTACTGTAATGTTTTGTGCAAAAGTGACCTCTTGACTTGCATTGATTGTCATAGCTGGCGTTGTGCCAACTGCTGATCCAAGGCCCATCACCAAACTATCTGAACTATCATCGAGTCCTAAATAATAATCTTGTGCGTTGCCGTCAAAAACAAGTTTTGTATCTTCTGCTCCAGCATCACCAATAGTAAGACTTGGGTTTGTTCCTTTAATTATTACCGCACCGCCAAAATCTACCTGGCCCATGTCAACGGCTGTACCAGAAAGACTAAAAATGCCGTCAACTGAATCTAAGTTATTATTGAGTTTTGTACCCCAAGTGTCAGTTGATGCCCCTACCTCTGGTTTTGTAAGGTTTAAATTAGTTGTAAATGTATCTGCCATAAAATATCCTCTATGCTGCGTCAGTCCAGGTTGTTGTTGTTACGGACTGATCTGTCCAAGTTGTTGTAGCTGGTGTTTGATCTGTATAAGAGGTAGTTGCTACAATCTCTTCCTCCCATTTTAGACCTCCTTCAGCAGAAAATCCACTTGTTTGTGCAAATGTTCCTGCCCCTCTATCTATTTGTCTGCCTACGGCAACAACAGATCCTACCGCTGCAATAGTAGATTGACCTGTAAAAGTAAACCTACCTTCTGCTGTCATATTAGAAATGACAGGTCCAATACTTGCGCCAAGATCAATTTGATGTCCTGTGGCTGTCATACCAGATGAAGCTGCTATGACTGATGCACCTAGGTCTATCTGAACACCAGATGCAGTCATACCTGATGACGCGGATATGGT